CCCAATGCCTGTTGAGTTTTATCTACGGCCCTTATTTCTACGGTCTGTGTTGCCACTCATCGCCTCCTCGCTTTTCTTTTGTTGTAGTAAAAACCATTCATACCACAATCTAATTTCAAGGACACTTAACTGCATAACTTCCTCCACACTCTTGTGTAAAGTTTCTGCTATTCTCATTAGCAGTTGAAGTTCAGTGTCCTCTTTTAGTTTTTTGCTATTTCCTCATATTCAGAAACAGCATTGTTTAACTCGCTACACACTTTTAACAATGTTGCTGGATCAGCCTCATTAAGTAATGTAGTTTTGTCAAACTTTGTAAACATTGGTTTTCCTTCCGGATCCAATGCTTTAGCAATTAGACTTTCGACTAATGCTTCAACCGTCTTACCTTGTTGTTGTAGACTAATAATTTTACTTTCTACAGCAAATGGGTAAGCCGCTTTGTAGTAGATGTCTGTTTTCCATTCAGGAACAGAAATCTTTTGTAATCCACCACTTAACTTTTCTTTAAAGTGTCCAGTGATGTTTTGTATTACGTTGCTCATATTTTATATCTCCTTCTAGATATCTCCCTAACGGTAGGTCCCAAAATACCGTTTGGTGCTTGTTTTGAGCGGCCTTCTTCCAATGGAACAATGTGGGAAACACGGTTGACAATCCTCTTTTCTTTATAAGAGGATTCGAGACGCCAACCGCGTCTTGCTTGTCCCTTGTCGATAGGAGTTTTAGAAACTGCTACCGTTTTGATATCTTCTGCCACTCGAGTGATAAATGCATCTTTTTCTCGTTCAAGTTGCCTCATCGCTTCTTTAGTGCCTCGAACACTAATTCTTAACATTATCGTTCCTTATGCGTTATACGCTTGAACGTCTAATGCACCAGTTCCTTGGAAGTTAACCGTTGCAGTGATTAAATCATCAAAAGTTGCACTTCTTGAAACAGAAGTTACGATTACTTTACCCGTAAATTTTTCTCCACCACTTGTGTTTGGATAAAATTCAACAAATAAGTCTGAGTCCACATCAGGACGGAAAGCATCGCTTGCCGCTGTGTGTCCATCATCATATACTACTTCCATTGAACCTGTAAACGAGTGTAAACCCGATTTATAAGTTCTTGCCGCGTCGCCCATTACGGTGTCTTCAATAACATCTTTAGTATGTTCTACCGTCCAAGAGCGAACTTCAGCGATTGCAGATTCACCTGCAGAGTCGGTTCCGATTTTAACGGTTCCGTTTTCACCTGTGTAAGTTGCCATAGTTTAGTTCTCCTCTTTTGCGTTGTTGGAATCATCTTCGGTTTGTTCTTCCACAATAGATTCAATTGAGTCTGCCCAATCTTCACCTGTTGTAGGATCCCATTCCTCTGTTTCTTCCGCTTTAATTGAAGTCACTTGGGCGTCGGCTGTAATTTTATTCTTACGTCCTTTGGCCGGTGACTTTTTTCCTTGAACTGGACTTTGATTTTCTAAAGTCCAACCTTCTTCAAGAAATCTGTTAACACGATCCTCTTGGATATATTCCCAGGATCCGTTTTTAAACATTTTTACATATTTTATAGGCATTATACTGCTCCTTTTGTAAATGAATAGTGAACTTCAGCAATCATTACAAATTCACCTAATGGTGGAGTTCTATCAATTATTTCAATTGATGTAACGTGTGTTGTTGCCGCCCTTGCTGTTGCTAGTTCTCTATTTCTTGTTGTGTTTAGTGTTTCTTCAATGCGTTCAATCAATTCATTGCGTTTTTGATCCACGCTTTGAACGAACCCTTGGCGTCCGTCGGATCGCACAAAACCTCTAATTGTTACTTCAATAATTCCTCTTCTATAACCACCCATTGCCTGGTCTTCACGTGTTTCATTACCAGTGGTTACCAATAGAGCAGGAAATTGTGTAATTGCTAATTTTTCTGTATCAAATGGTTCTCTTGTGACAAACGTAGGTTTGGGACTATTCATATCGCCCAATACATCAATAATGTTTTTTATTACGTCTTCTCTATTTGACATGGCCTACTACCTTTTTAGGCGTAGGAAGTGTGTAGGTTGTTTTTCTTCGTCAGTAAATGTTCCTGATGAATCCAAATCATACTGCACTCCCACCCTTAAAATTAAATCTAATTCTCTTTCGTATTCTTTACGATAGAACTCCATCTTTCTTTCAAAGATATCTTGTTCTGGTTCAAATTTAGATAGTTTAGGATAGATATGAAACCCTAATGCTTGATAAACACAAGCACGGTTTAATTGTGTAGCATTGTATAAGTCTTCATCTGGTTCATATTGCCCAGTTGCTAGATATTTGAGATCATACAAACCAATTTGTTGTGTCGGCCACCACCTAATTCTTAGATCACGAAATACATCATTTTGTGCTTTTGTAATTTCGCCATCGAAATCAGGAATACCAAATTCTAAAATGTCCGGTTCGTATGTTTGAATGTCGCTTATTGTTGCTAGTGTAGCCATATCAAAGGTTCTTCCTTCTATAATGCTTTAGGTTCTGCCTAAACCATCTATGTTTGTTTAATATACTTTATTTACCTTAAAGGCGAGAAAAGGGCGAATTTCTCCGCCCCTTTCAAGTGATATTAGGAATTACCTAATTATAGTTGTGCGTCGCCGATTATTTGAACGCCGTATGCATCAAAAATTTCACTTACGCCGTAAGCCATAGAACCTACGATTTCAGTTGCTCTTAATGAAGCATCTCTTTGCTCTTCAATTCTCATTCCACGCTTAACCATGTAACCTAGTGCGTCTTGTGACATAATACCACCAACGAATGCACCAGCAGAGTCTCCGCTAACAACCGTTGATTCGAAAATATCGATCGAGGCCAGCCTCGCAACAAATCCGTCTCTTAACGCTGTGTTACCTACGTCTGTAATGTTGTGATTCATAGTAGTTCCAGCATTAGTCAATTGTTTCTTAAGTTGAAATGCTTGGTATGGGTGAATCACTGCAACATATGGTCCAGGAGCCTTGTTGTTTCTTAAGATAGCCGCCGCTTTGAAGAAATCTTCTACGGTTATCTCTCTGTCTCCGTTACCAACAGCATTTGAGAAGCCGCTGAATAAAGCCGCTAAGTCTGTGTCAACTTTAGTAGCCATAGCGTCACCAATTTGTCTACCAATAGCCGCCGCAACATCTTCTGATGCAGATTCTTTTGATAGGTCAGTTAGTGTTACCATCACACCTGTTTCTGCCGCTGTAATAGTTTTTGAAGTTGTATCAAAACTTGTTGGAACAGAAATGTCTGTGCCTTCAGTTAAATCACCTGCACTTAGTGCTGGGTAGATTGGAACTTGTGCAACAAGTCCTGGTGTTCCTGTCATGTCGTAATTACGAACAACCGGACGAATGATTGTGTTTTCTGACAAAGTGTATAATGCACTTTGAACAATATTTGCATATAGTTCTTGTGTCAGTGTTGAAGTTGTAACTGCCATTTTTATCTCCTTTTTGGTTTAAGCAATTATATACGGATCCCTTTTGCTCGCATAAGTTCTGCATAACGAGCACGATGTTGAGGATTTTCCATATTTAATTTAGTAACATCGTTATCTACCACAGGAGTTTGTTTTCCAACACCTTGACCAGTTCCAGAACCACTTGGTCCTGCTGATACAAAATGAGGATTTGCTGTAAGGAATTCATTTACCAAACTAGATACTTTTAATGGATTACCATTATCATCATATCTAACCTGTCCATTTGCATCAACGACATCAACCGTGCCTGCTTCATTAAGTCTTACTTGGCCTTTAAGCAATTGAACCACCTGTTGTGGATTAACCGCTTTGTTGGCACTTGCTTCATTTAACAATGCACCGTCTACCTTGATAGAAGTAAGTTCGCTTTCATATTGTTGAATTTTGCCATTGAATTTCTCCGCCTGCTCTTTCAACAATTTTTCAAACTCTCCACGCTTTTCAAGTTCTTGATGGCGTGCTTTTTCTTGCTTCTCTACAAGTTCGTTATAAAGATCCAAGTCAACGCCTGAATATTTCTTTTCAAACTTTGCCTTTTCTCTTGCTACCCTATCCGCTACAATTCGATTTACATCTTCTTGTGATAATAGGTTATCTTGTTCCTTAGCAGTTTCCTGCGTATTTGCTACCTGCTCTTTACCTTCTGGTTGAGTTGCAGTCGTCTCAGTTTCGTTTACCGCTGTGTTTTCCGCGTTCATAATTACCTCTTTCTAATTGGTTGAGTTCTACCCCTACGCTCAATTCGTAGTATGTTAATATTTAGTCATATTATGACTAAAATCGTTATTTATCGGCCTTTACGACCGCCACGTGACTTCTTTTTCTTTTTACCACCACGTGACATAGTTCTTCCACCTCTTGATGCCATAATAGACCTCCCTATAGTTTCTAATTTAAAAGAGCGTCTTTTTGAACGCTCTCCAATAATTGCACCTATACTTGCACTAGTAGTTACCATTATTTTTTCTTTCCATAACCACGTGCATAAATCGCTCTACCTTGGCGTTCTGCTTGTTTGCGTGTTTTATAAACTTTACCACTTTTGCCCCAGCGATATCCGCCTTTAACTCGTCTAACCGGCATCTTCTACACCTTCCCAACTTGGATGTTCTTCCAAGGGTTTTTTATTTTTATAACCATCAAGAATTTCTTTTCGTCTTTGTTTTAATAATGGATATAGTTCTAATAGATTGTTACGCGAACGGATGCCTGATGTCTTATAACCTTTGGTTTCATACTTGTGTATGTTTTCATTATATTCTTTGAGTATCCTGCGTATTTCCTGCTCGGTAGGTGTTTCACTTATCCAATCTCTTTCCGGAATATATTTTCCCATTATTCACCTCTATTGAATAATTGTGCTAATTCTGGATGTAGTTCCTTGATTTGTTCATCTGTGTAACCTTCACTGATCATCTCTCTTAGGTGTTTGACTAGATCATCTGGATTTGTTACATTTGGATGAATCATCTCCATAGGTGCACCCTCGCTCAATGGGGTATCGTCAATATCATCGTCATCCATGTCTTCGTAATATTCTTCCGTGATTGTTTCGTAAATCATTTTATCAATTTTTGAATTAATTTTAATATCGCCGATGTTTGCTTCTTTTGCCATCTTAAGCATGGCAATATCATTTGCTTTATCTTGTATAGAGAATGAACGAGGATATTCAACATATCCATCCCATATCTTGCCTTGATACATGGCCCATAATCTCCAAATTTGTTCTTCAGCGTGTTCCATGTTTAGTGCAAACGAACTTAACTTAGAATTAAGTGTTTGAAATTCCGAGGTTAAGGCGACGCCCGATAGTCTACGACTTTCAACACTTCTGATACCTGCAAGTGATGCACTTCTATCAATTGATTCAGTTTTCTTTTGTATCGATTGTAGAACCGCTTCAATTGACGCTCCATCTGGTTGAAGTAAAAATGGTTTTAGACCTGGATCCATGCCCTGTGGCATTTGAATGATTGAACCTGCACCTGCACTTGCTTCTGTATCCACACTTTTTACAAGAGTCGGATGATTTGTCAATCTTACAATTTGTTCAATCTCTGAACTCATTTCATAAATTTCTTTTTGTATATCTGCGATATCGCCGACTGCGGATACTCCGACGCCACGAGTGTTTGAGCGTTGTGCATACACGCAGACTGCAGGCACTTTGCCCAGTGTGTTAGGGACGGTTTCATATAGATCGCCTGTTTTTTCAGAACCATCAATAAGATATACATTGATCTCTTCAGGTGTATATTCCCTAATATACTGCTTGTCTTTGTGAACTTCTTCTTTTACTTTAAGATATGTAAGTTCATATAGACCATTTGCCTTTCTTTCATATTCCCAATCCAATACATTGTCAGGAGTGAATAATGAAACATAAGGACGAATGCCTTGGTTAAGTTCATCTGCTCTTGTAAACACTTGGGTTTGTGGTTTATCACAAATTACCCAAACATTGCCATACACCATTGCGTATGTTGAAACGTCTCTTAGGAAAGCAAGGAAACTTCTACCATCTAGGTCTGCATCTGCAAGGAAAGGTTTGAGACCTGGATCATTTTCTATGCTTCCATAATCACGTTTGATTTCTTTTCTAAATAAAAAACTATTGTATAAATCAACAATTGATTTTGTGTGATTATCTAAACCAATTGCTCTTAATCTTTTTTCGTAATCATCTCTGGATTCATAAAGATATGGCTCTAGGTAACGACCCATGAAGTAATCATAACCACCTTGATATGAATCACCTAAGAATTGCCATCTATTAATGTAATATTTGTATGCTTCATGCGATTCAACTATATAGTCAACCGCAAACTTGCTATCGCCTTTAATTACTCTGTCTCTAATCACGGGCATTATGCGTATCTCCTTGCGTTATTGTTATTACCAGTAAATGCCCAACGTTGTGGTGTTGTGCTTTCAAATTCTGTGCGTAACGGATACAAGAAATCAACCAAATATCCAACAGCATCAGCCATATGATCATGCACTCCGTCTTTATCTATGACGTTTGTTCCCGGTTTATATACCATTCGTTCTAAACTATTAATTATGTTTTTACATTTAGGATCAACAAATAATGATCTGTCACCTTTGCTGTTCTTTAATTTTGCGTTAACACTATTCACCCTATCTCTAACAGGTGTATGATTTCTTCTTACTTGCACACCAAATCCTGCATTTTGTAATATTGAAATATCAGTTCTACCACCAGCACTTGTTTTCAATGCTTTACCCGCTGGATCTGGATACATAACAATTCTACTATTT